ATTTTTTATTGTGAAGAAAGCGAATCAGTATTCATCTCAACAGATGCATCTTACGATTCCCCAGTTACAGGAAAACCTGCAACACTAATTGGATGGGTAGAGTCAAACGATGTTAACAAAGCAAAAGAAATAGATAAGATTCTTGGTTTACATAAAAAATCAAGATTGTCCATGCCTGAAACACAAATTGCAAAACAGGCAGACATAGAAGGAGGTAAAGAAGTGTCAGATAATACAGAAAACGTAGTTGCAGAAGATGCAGTAGCACCAGAAGCAATCGTAGAAGACACAGCAGTAGATGCTCCCGTAGAGGAAGCACCAGCTGTTGAAGAAGCTCCTGCAGATGCAGTAGCAGACGCTTCTGCCGAAGTTCTAGAAAAAGCAGCCGATGTATCAGAAGTTATGGTTGATGAACCTGATTTTGCAAAGATGCTAGTCGATCTTAAAGGCTTTTTCTCAGAAACACTAAATAAGGCTTCAGAAGCAAATGCTGCTCAAGTTTCAGGTATCAAAGATACAGTTGAAACATTCAGCAAGAGCGTAGATGTTCGAATTTCAGAATTGGCAGAGCAACACACAGCGCTTTCAAGTGCTGTACAAGATATCAAGAACACGATTGATGGTGTAGAAAAGCGTGTCAATGCAGTAGAATCAGAGACTGCAATTAAGAAGTCCTCAGACCTTGGCGGGTCTCAGGAAGTAACAATCAAGAAATCAAAGTGGAACGGTTCTTTCCTCGGTTCCGTAAACGAAATTTTTAACTAAAAAAAGGTAGGTGAAATATAAATGAGCAATGAAACATTAGAAAAAGCAATTGCAGCAGGTACAACTGCTACAGCAGGCTTTGCATCCACTACAGGTGGAACTGGAGTACACCGTGCTTCCGAAAACGGAAACGGCGGTCTACTTAACCCAGAACAATCAGCTCGCTTTCTAGACTACATGTTCGACGCAACCGTAATTGGTAAGGTCGCCCGTACAGTCCGCATGAGAGCAGATACAACCGAGATTGATCGTATGTCAGTCGGCGAGAAGCTTATGAAGCTCGCAACTGAAGGAGATAACGATGGTACTAATAGTGCCGTAACTTTCTCAAAGATCTCTCTTACAACTAAGAAGCTTCGTCTAGATTGGGAACTTTCAAGTGAGTCTCTAGAAGACAATATTGAAGGTGCTGATCTTGAAGATCATATTGCCAGACTTATGGCAACACAGGCAGGTAATGATATTGAGGATGTAGTTCTTAACGGAAATACAGCTCTTTCATCAGATAACTTGTACAAGGCATTTGACGGTGTAGTAAAGAAGGCTAAGACTTCAGGTCGTGTAGTTGATGCAGCAGGAGCTAATATCTCCCGTGCAGTATTCAACTCAGCACTTAAGGCTTTGCCACGTAAGTACAAGCAACGTCGTTCTGACCTTAGATTCCTTTCAGGTTCAAACTTGATTCAGGATTATCTATACACAGCATCACTACTTGGTGCAGACGGATCAGCTAATCCACAAGATATCGCTTCAAGCGTTATCCGTGGACAAGGCGTACAGCCTCTAGGCGGTCCAGCAGGATATGTGGCACCATTCGCATTCGGTATTCCGATTGTTGAAGTTCCACTACTTCCAGAAGCACAGACTGGTGATCACTCAGGAGCATCAGGATCACACGGAGACGTACACTTGACATTCCCAAATAACGTAGTTATTGGTATCAAGCGTGACGTAACTGTTTACCGCTTCTTCTGGCCAAAGAAGGACTCAGTAGAGTACACAATGTTTACTCGTGTTGGTGTCCAGATTGAACAAGCAGACGCTTGGGTAGTCGTGAAGAACGTTAAGGTCGCTTCCTAATTATTAGGATTTAGATCCCATTGAAGGCCCCCTAAATTAATTTTTGGGGGGCTTTTCATTTTAATTTAGTAATGCTATAATTGATTTGAGTAGAATGAGGAGATTATTATGTCATTTGAGACATTAAAGATATCTGAGATTAAAAAGATTGCAGAAGACTTTGCAGTTGAAACACAGGGCTTAAAAAATAAAGCCGACATTATCGCAGCTCTTGCCGAAGAGGGCGTTACTTGGTCTGTATATAGCAAGACCATTAAGCAAATTGAAGAGGAATCAGAAAACATGGATACAGAGGTATTACCTAAGTTTGATCCAAAAGCAGAACAACCAGAAAACACAGTATTGGTTAGAATGACCAGAGACAATTTTAGATATGATATTATGGGAGTTACTTTTACAAAAGAGCACCCATTCGTAGCAATGAGCAGAGATGACGCTCAAGAAATTTTTGACAAGGAGGACGGTTTTAGATTAGCAACTCCAAAGGAAGTTCAGGAGTATTACAACTAATTTAATACCTACACTATGGAAATTTATGTAGGATCGACAGCACCAGTAAAGCATAAAATTTATTGGAGGGGTGAAGAGCAAGACTCTGACAATCCGCCAATAGTAACAGTTTATGATATAACAAAAGACCCAATAAACCCTATTTCGGTAACAAATCTTCAAGCTACACTTACATCAGAAAAGCTTGAAACAGAAGTTGGGGTATACCAAGTCTTTCTTCCTACTTCCTTAGTTTTAAGAACAAAAGAATTAAAACTTATATGGTCATATACAATAACTGGACTATCTCAAACAAGAGAGCATAACCTTTATGTAGTAAAGCCGTATACCGATTTAGAGCAGACCAAAGAAGAGCTGGAACTTGGCGGAGATAGATCTGACCCTAATTATAAATCTTATTCTCAATTAGTATTAGCGGAAAGATATGCCCGTAAAGTTATTGAAAATCATACTGGACAAAGGTTTTATCTATATGATGAGACTCACTTAGTTCACGGTTCAGATTCAGATACATTAATGTTAAACGCCAAGATTGCTCAATTACACCGCCTATACGTAAACGACTCTTTACTGGTAGACAACTTGGCGAGCCCAGTGATTAATAATCTAAGTAGCGCATTAAACCTTACAGAAACTAGATTTGGTATAAGAATAGATAGAAGTTCAGTTTTAGATAATACTGTTTACACTGCAAACGGTATGGTGCCGCCTAGCATTTATGAAAGCTCATCGGTTTTCAGACAAGGAAACAGATACCAGGTTTACGCAAGATTTGGATACGATAATGTTCCCGACGATGTTGAGTTGGCATGTATAGAACTAATGAAAGATTATTTTTCAAAGGATTTAACATGGAGAAACAAGTATATAAAGAAGATTTCTACATTTGACTGGGACTTTGAGTATTCAGGTGGAGTATCCTCTGGAACTGGTAATCTATATGCAGATCAGCTGCTAGCAGACTATGTGGTTTCTCAGGTGATGTTGCTGTAATGAACAACCTTGTTGATTCAGTATTATCAATGAGACTTGATGTCTACAGACAATCTGACGCTCAAGATCCAGACACTGGTGCTATAAAAAAAGACTGGAACTATTATAAAACAATTAGTTGCCATGCTAAAGGCGTGATTAGCAACTCCGCAACAACAAGATCCAGCGACAAGCAAATATTTGACAACAAGTATACAAATGATCAAATCATTCAGGTAAGAACTATAGATAGATTAATAACCAGAGAAAAGGTTACTAACATCTGCGATCAAGAAGGCAATCCAATTTGGACAGAAATTAATTTTCCAACAGAGACACCTACTGTATTTGAAGTTATGGGAACTACACCAGTTACAGATCCATTCGGCAGAGTAATCGGATATAACTCATCTATGAAGAGATCGGAGAACCAGAAAATTGGACAATAGCAATCTACTAGTTCAGGCTTCAAGCGGTCTTGAAAGACTTATGTATGAAAACCGTAAGGGTGTATTAAAAGATAGTACGGTTGCCCAGGTCTCTGCATACGTTTATTATAGTGCTGCTGTTATATCAAAACTCACAACTAATAAACAATTTAAACATGCATTCACAACGGTGATGTTTGATCAGATAGATAAAGACTTTGGAGAGTACATTGACGCTCTTGCAAGAACAAGGCCTAAATCATTGCACCATGTTTATGAGTGGAAAAAGACTGGCAATAAGTCAGCAAGGTTATTTAAGCTAAATAAGATATCTGAAGAAGGATTGTCATTTAGAGTAAACTACGAATTTAAACCATCTAGGTCTATAGTCCCATCTTCAAGTAGTGGTCGTAGACATATGTTTATAAACAAAGCTGAAGTAATGGAAAGAGGAATGCCATTAGTTATAAGACCTAAAAATGCAGAGAGACTAGTATTTGAGTATAATGGGGAAATGGTATTTATGCCTAAAGGTGCATCTGTTACAGTTAAACGTCCTGGCGGATCAGGAGCAAGGAATCAGTTTGGATTAGCACACTCTAGATTCTTTAGTGGTCAATTGGTAAACTCATCTATTAAAAAATCTGGTTTTCAAAGACTGTTTAACTCAAGCATGACAAAAGCTTTGAGCGTTCCTTCAAGTATAAAGAAGGTTCAGTATAGCTTTACCCCAAATACAATTAGGGCACAGGCGGACTCAGAATTATCACTAGCCTTTGGAGGTGCTCTATGACAGCAAATTATAAATTAGACGCTATGTTGGAACTTAGAAAATATCTTTGGAATCAGCTTTATACAAGAAACATATTTGATGAAACCGATTATTGGAGCGATAATCTAAATGAGAATATCATCCCTATTATTCCAGTTCAGCAGGCGGCTGAAATGAATCAGTTCTTGAGTGGAAAAAAACATATTGTCTATGACAAGATTGGCATGTCCTACGAGGACAATTGGCTAATATGTTGTGAGCAAATATTATTTACATTATACTCAACAGACATATCAGAAATTAATGAAATTCGAAACTATATGACCGATGAATTTAGAAGAATGGACGAGTCCGCAAGAGATATAAATAAATGGGACGACCTATCCGATAAATTTAAATTCCATAGTATATGGGTGGCCGATATATCCCCAACGGCGCCTTCTGAGGAGCTACAGGGCTTCTTTTCGGCAGAGGTCATACTGGAAATAAAGTATTCTAGGATAACAGATCGTCAGGGCAGGTTCCTCTAGGGGTTTGCCTTTTTACTCAAAATACAATAAACTTGTACCAAGAGGAAAGGCCTAGCCAGCCGAGATTTTAAGATTTAAAATTTAACAACTTAATATTTAAAGAATTCCAGGAGGTGGAAACACAATATGGCACAAAACGCAGGTAATGCTAAAAACATTCTCGTAGGTGCATCTCCGTTGTTTATTTCAAACATTGATTCAACAACATCAGGATACGCTACATACGAAAACTCAGAACCAGGTACAACCAACGCATCAGCATTTGCAACAAGCGTATCATACACAGATACCCTTAATAACAAAGATACTGGTACTTTCTATTACAGAAACGTAGGTTTTACAAACAACGGTTTGCAGATTACATACAATCCAACATACGATTCAGTAACTGTTGACCAGTTGCTTGATACAGCTAAGCTGTTCAAGTCAGCGATGGAGGTTATGATCGCAACTGAAATGTCAGAAGGTACACTAGAAAACGTTCTAGTTATTTTCGGTCAGCCAGACGATCCAGCTAACAACACATCAATTTCACAAAATAACACAATTATTAAAACAGGTACACCAGGAACAACCAACGAGAGAAATACTCTTGGTATGGCTGCTGGTGCTCTTGGTATCGCTCCAACAGAGCGTCAACTAATTGCAGTTGGACAAGCTCCAACTACATCAGGATCTAACACAGAGCGTGTATACTATGCACGTCGTGTGCTTTCTGTGCAACAGTCACAGTTCACATTGGCAAGATCAGCCCCAACTACATTCCCAGTAACATTCCGTCTTCTTCCAACCGCTATGAGCGGCTACGAAGGACAAGAGTACGGTAAGATTATTGACCGTGTATTGGCAGTATAATTAAGTAATTAATTATGGAGGCCCCCAAGAAATTGGGGGCTTTCTGCTTGTATTAGGATATTCTATTTAGTATAATGATTATGACTAGATCCTAGGAGGATTAAATTGGCAACAACAGTATATGACGTAGAAGAAGTACAGCTACAAAATGGACAGACAGCTAAGCTCAAACCGCTATCAATTAAAGAACTTCGTAAGTTCATGACAGCAATCCAGAAGACAGGTGCATCACAAAATGAAGACGAGACACTTACTATCCTTATTGACGCTTGTGCAATTGCACTAGAGCGACAACTACCAGAATTGGTAGCCGATAGAGATGCTTTCGAAGACGCTCTTGATGTTCCAACAATGAACCGCATTCTCGAAGTTTGCGGAGGAATTAAACTTGACGACCCAAACCTACTAGCGGCAGCGGTTCTGGCTGGTCAGAACTAGATTTAGCCGCTTT